ATGAGTACTAATAACAATAGTTTGTTAACTATCCAACCTTTCTTGGATGGTTATTCAGGAACTGTTCAGGTTCAGGGGTCTACATTGCCAGATTCTGGTTGGTATAATATCGGAAATACCCATGCATACTTGGATGCTACCGAGACAGCAGGGTATGCAATTGACGGATTCCACCCATATATTCGTGTGCAGTTCGTCAGCACTCAAGGTAATGTAACCGGATTATTAGCCAGATAATATTGACTTACGCTACATACTATGTTATTATAGTAGTATGTTTGATATCCTAACATTAGTTCCAGGTAAAAAACGACAAACATCTAGTGGTTGGACTAGTTTCAACGCTATTTGTTGTGTCCATGCTGGCCATCGTCCGGATACTAAATTTAGGGGAGGAGTCAAATTTGAAGGTCCTCAACATTGGATGTACAATTGCTTCAATTGTGGGTTTAGTTGTAGTTTTGAATTAGGCAAACCCATATTCCCAAAAACAAGACAGTTTTTATTATGGTGCGGAGTAGATACGCAACAAATACAAAGATGGAATCTTGAAAGTTTACAAAATAAAGACTTCTTGGACTTTAGTGGTAAAAAACAATTTCATAAAATTGAATTCAACACAAAAACTTTACCCCCTGGTGAACTACTAGATATTGAAAATTCTGAACATAAAACTTATGTTGATTATCTACTAAAGAGAAAAATAAATTTAGAAGATTATTCTTTCGTAGTCACCCCTGATGATTCGGGAAGAAACAAAAATAGAATCGTTATACCCTACACTTATAAAAATAAAATAGTAGGGAATACTAGCAGGTATCTTGATAATAAGATTCCTAAATTTATTAATGATCAACAACCAGGGTATGTATTCAACATTGACAAGCAACATAAAGATTGGAGTGTTTGCATAGTTACAGAGGGTATTTTTGATGCACTATCAATTGATGGTGTTGCATTAATGCATAATGACATAAGCACTGACCAAGTTATAATGTTGTCACAATTAAACAAACAAATAGTTGTGGTCCCGGATAGGGATACAACTGGATTAAAGATATGTGATAAAGCATTAGAATTGGGATACCAAGTCAGTTTACCTGATTGGGATACTGATATTAAAGATGTAAATGACGCAGTAATAAGATATGGCAAACTGCCTACGTTACTAAGTATAATACAAAATAAAACAAATAGTAAAATAAAAATAGAAATGCAGAGGCGTAAAATTGCAAAAGGAATATAACACAGATATTCAACGACTCTTTTTACAAATGATGCTAACAAATGCAGAATTGTATACTAGGGTTATGAATATAATGAATCCGGATAACTTTGACAGGTCACTAAGAAAAGTGGCAGAGTTTATGAAGGAATATAGTGAGAAGTATAGTCTGTTACCGGATATTACTCAAATCAAAGCAACTACAGGTATCCAACTTGAATTGATTGAAGATTTTGGTGATAAACACACTGAATGGTTTTTAGAAGAATTTGAATCATTTACTAAACGACAAGAATTAGAACGAGCGATTCTTAAATCAGCCGATCTGTTAGAGAAGGGTGACTTTGGCCCTGTTGAGAAACTAATCAAAGAGGCAGTGCAAATCAGCTTACAACGTGATATGGGTACAGATTACTTTGCTGACCCTAAGGCACGTATTAACAAATATTTCAACGCAGGCGGTCAACAAAGTACGGGCTGGCCACAGATGGATAAACTATTGTATGGTGGTTTTAGTCGCGGTGAATTAAACATTTTTGCAGGTGGTTCAGGTTCAGGTAAATCGTTGGTTATGATGAATATTGCATTGAATTGGTTGCAAATGGGACTTAGTGGTGTTTATATCAGTTTAGAATTGAGTGAAGAATTAACATCATTGAGAACTGATGCAATGTTGACTATGATGAGTACTAGAGATATCCGTAAAGATATTGATGGCACTGAATTAAGAGTTAAAATGGCAGGTAAGAAATCTGGACAATATCGTGTTAAAGGATTGCCAGCACAGAGCAATGTCAATGATATTCGTTCATACTTAAAAGAAGTACAGATTCAAACTGGAATCAAAGTTGACTTTGTGATGATTGATTATTTGGATCTAGTTATGCCTGTGAGTGTCAAAGTCAATCCCAACGATCAGTTTATTAAAGACAAGTATGTTAGCGAAGAATTGCGTAACTTAGCAAAAGAGTTGGGAATTTTAATGGTAACTGCAAGTCAGTTGAATCGTAGTGCAGTTGAAGAAATTGAATTTGATCATAGTCACATTGCAGGCGGTATCAGTAAGATTAACACAGCAGATAACGTATTTGGTATCTTTACAAGTCGTAGTATGCGAGAGCGGGGAAAATATCAAATTCAATGTATGAAAAGTCGTAGTTCGACGGGTGTGGGGCAGAAAATTGATTTGGAATACAACATTGAGACTATGCGTATTACGGACGAGGATCCAGATGGATATGCTGAACAGCAATCAAAATACAAGCCTAGCCCAAGTCCTAATGATATTATGAGTAGATTAAAGCCCCAATCAACAGTTACGGAAGCAATTGATAAAGATACAGGGGAAATAGAACCAGTTACAAATCGGGTGGTAGCTGACGTTCAGGGGGCAAAACTCAAGGCCCTACTGAATACTCTGAAAAAATGATAAATACAAATAGGATATCTATACCCATGCAAAAACAAACTCGCAGCCTACTAGAGGAATTAGAAGCTATTGGTAATAATCGTGATACTAAACATATCATTGAAAGCCGTGCCCATAATATAATTACTAGTGCTATAAATTTATTGGAAATGATTAATAAAAATTATGATCCAGAAAAAGCGCAGATCCTAGAGCGAAAATTACTTAGTGCTATAAAGGCCCGAGATCAGGGTAGATTCAGTAAAAGCCTAAGGAAAAAGGATGAAACTTAAAGAAGTTATCGTTGAAGGCATCGGTGATGCTATAAGATCCGGGATATATAGAGCTACCGGATATGGCGGAAACCCTGCCAATCAATCTGCTACAAAAGTTAAATTTATTAACGATTTAAAGCAGAAATTAAAACTTAATAAAGATAGTTCTAGAAAATCAGGAGTTCCGTTTGATTCCAACAAGTACGTAGATTCATATCTAGCAAAGTACAATGCAAAAGTTGATGATGAACAAAGAGACCAGTTAAAGAAACTAGCTAATAATCCTGACAAATTTGCAAACTACATGTACATGTTAATGTCTCAGCAAACAGCTAATCAGCAAGGATATGTACAAGGTTCAAATAGTCCTCAACAATACGGTGCAGGTCCTCAACAATACGGTGCAGGTCCTCAACAATACGGTGCAGGTCCTCAAGCAGGAGGCAGGGCCCAACAACAAACTGCGACAGCACCACAGTTAGAACCAACAACTACTAATGTAATTAAACAAATACAAAAATTAACAGGACCTGAAAGATTAGATGACCTAGCTGAGATTACAAAATCTGCTATGAAGGTTCTGTATAAACAGAATCCTACAAAATACTCTGACTTGTACAAAGAAATAATGACTGGCAAGAGCAATGCTAACAAAATGAATACTTCATCTTTGGCTACAGACTTAGCAACTAAGCGTCAGCAGAATCAAAAAGCAATGCAACAGTATGTAGATTCTACAAGCCCGTACGGAACAAAAGACCCAGTTGGTTCTAGTGTAATGGGGAACATTGCTAACACAGTACAACCAAAAGATACTAGTGTCGGGGCTAATGCATTTTCTGCAATGAACAAATCGTTAGGTGGACCTGAAACTATGCCACCAGAACAAAACCCATCTGATAAACGTTCACAGGACTTTGAGAAGGCTGCAATGACTGCACGTGGCGGGATGACTGATGCTCCTGCCCCAACTGATTTTGCAGCCAAACGAGAATTGGCAGCTAAGAATGCACAAGCAAGCATGAAACCTAAAGTTACCGAAACTCGTAGATTTTACAAAAGATAATGAGTACTGAATCTATTAGAGGTCTAGTAACTAGACTGGAATCATTGAATGAGCAAGAACTAACAAAGGCTCACGTTGAACATCCTGAGGATTTAGTATTTCACACAGGTGGTCAGGGCGCACAGCAAGGATTAACAGCAATGGTTGATACTGTTCAGAATCCAGGAGCTATTACAATTAAATGGGACGGCTATCCTGCATTGATATTTGGTACTGGTCTTGATGGTGAATTTATTGTTTGTGATAAACATATGTTCAATAAAAAAGATGGTTCAGGCCATGTAACTAGCCCACAAGCATTTGCCGCTTATGATAAAGCCAGAGGAATTGAGCGCGGCGACTTAGTTAATGTCATTACTAGAATATGGCCTGGGTTACAGAAATCATATTCGGGAAAAGGATTCTACTGGGGTGACTTATTATTCAGTCAACCACTACAAGAGAAAAACGGATTATACACTTTCAGAGCAAATCCAAATGGCATCACATATACTATAGAAGCCAATAGCGAAATTGGACAATTAATTAAGGGTAAAGTAGGTGGCATAGCTGTACATCAATATATTCCACCAGAAGCAGACAATGTTCAGTATGCACAATTATTAAATGGCAGTATAGGTAAGTTAAAAAACAATGGCAATGTTGCAATTATTCCTGCTAAGATGCCAATGGTTCCCCAGTTAAAATTAAATAAAACAGTAATTGCTAAAACGCAACGTGAGATAGATAAAAACAAAGCTGCCGCAGATGCATTTATTTTGCGTGTACCACCGGGGGTTAAATCAGTATTTCCACTAATGTGTACAGTATTCATCAATAAAAAGATTGTAGCAGGTAACCTAGATAATCTAGTAGAAGAATTTATAGAGTTTGCCAAGTCTAGAAAAATGACAGAACCAGTGTACAAAAAACTATTTGGATATGATGTGCAGAACCCACAGACTGGTCAACCGGAACATGTGCCAGGGCATTTTGATACTAATATTGCTGGTAT